TTTATCTTTTAAATGCGCGCGGTGGCCTCCAAATTGAGATTTTTCACTACTCGACGTATAACCTTGACCGTGAGCGTGTTTAATCCTTTGCAAACCACCCTCTTCTTTAAGTCCTGATTTCTTCCATGTATCAGCTGCTTGTTTTACTGCTGCTATTCCACCTTTTGCTAATCTAATTCTTAATAATCTTTTACCTGCAGGAGGAAGTCTATCATGTAATTTCAAAGCATCAGCAGCATCTTTTTCTGATACTCTTCCAGTTTTACCCATATGAAATTCTACATCCATATTACCTTTAACATCTACTGCTTTACGTAATTGCATAATAATATTTTTATCTGCTTTATCGTATGAACCACGTGCATTTTTAGAAGGCGTAGGCTTTGCGGGAGATTTTTTCTTATCAACTACCATACCCAATTCTTGCTTAAGTGCGTCTAATCTTTTTTGCGCTTGAGGATTAGATTTTGCTCGCTTTTCTAAATTTTTTAATTTAATTTTTTGAGCAGGAGTAATATCTTCTTTTTGTACATAAAGCTTTTTCGCCGCGGCTCGCATTGCTTCACGTTGAGATTTATATTTGCCCAGGCTTTGTCCGTCGACACTTACGCTATAATGTCCAGTGTCGGGGTAATGCTTTACTGCAACTTTTTTACCACGCATATTATATGTATTACTATTATCTCTAAGTTCATCTAACGCTTCTTCTTCTTTCGCAAGACGATTTCTCACATTACCAAATGATTTATTTTGTGAAGCAGACTTTTGTCGTTTTTGAAGTCTTTTATCTTTTGCTGAAGCAACTGATAAAGAACTTGGACTATAATCCTTCATTTTATTTCCAAAAGCTACTTTTACGAAGTCTTTACCTACTGTCATATCTCGACCTTTTTTGCCATCTTTAGTCATTACTGTAGATCCTTCAGGAAATCTTCCTGAATTTTGTGCGATATTTTTTCTTAAAGACTCTTCCATTTCATCTCCAGCTAAATTTTCTTTTCCTGAGATTCTATTACGTAATGCTGCTCTTATTTTAGCATCATTAGTTCTATCAACACCTTTTAATAAAGATGCTTTCTTAATTAATTTACGCATTTTAATTTTAACATCTGATGCAGTGTCTGCATCCATATAAAAACGTGGAAATCCATCGATGTCTACGCTAAATTTTGCTTCAAAAATTTTCATAGTTTGTTCTGGGCCTAAATGCTTAGCGAAAGACATTGCAACATCATCATTTTTCTTAAGAACTTTAATTTCAGCTTTCCCTGGCATTTGACCTTTTTGTAATTTATCAACAACTCTACGTACTTTAACATCAGTACGTGCTAAAGATTCTAATTCTTTAGCAATCTTTTTTAATTTATTTTTATCTAATGCTTCTTCTATTTTCATTTTAATGGTCTTTTAGTTTTTTTAAGGAGGATACTAAATCCTTCTTTGTGTTGTTGAAATTTCATCCTCATAAACTTTACCGGATAATTTTCTAATTTTCTTAACCACCACCAATATGGTCTAACCGTAACATGAGCATTTTTTCCATTCTCTAATATAAGTTTTGCTGGAACACAACTAATACCTAAAAGTAAATACCCGTTGAGTTTAACTTTACTCATTAATTGTGTTAAAAACAAATTTAAATACTCAAGTTCAATATGTTCTAAAACATCAAAACACATTACAAAATTTTGTGGTTCTGGTTCAACATTAAATCTTTCTACATGTGGATCGTATCCAATCCAAGGAATATCTAATCTTCTCTCTAACGCTCCTTTACCACAACCATAATCTAAAACTGTATCACGATAGTGAAGATCATTAAGAGTTACGTAAAGATCTCGTATATAAGATTTAGGACCATTTCCCCATCCCGGTTTATTTTTATGTGTATTTTTTAATACTTCTCCGTATTCATCACTCCATGTCTGTTTCATTTTCTTCTTCCTCAGAAGAAGTTTCTACTTCGGCGTCACTGATAACATCTTGTACTTCTGCAGAAACTTCTTGGCCTAAATCTTCTGATTCTACTGGCGCGGGAATTTCTGCTGATGGAATTTCAATTCCATATTTTTGCATTAAGCCTGCCGAATACAAATCATTTTGCTTCGATAAAACATCGTTAATTGCACTTACTAATCCTTTAGGATAATCTTTCAATGGATCACTCATAATTATTTCACCTGTGTTGTTTTGTTTTTAGTTTGAGCGTCTTGTAATCGTGCTGAATCCAACATACGATCGTGTCGACGCTTATCATTTTTTAGTTCACGAGAAATTCGAACTTTAGCTCTTTTTTCTGCTTCCCCTTCATTCACTACTGCCTCACCATAAAAAGCAGACTTCACTGCTCTATGAACCAACATCTTAGCTTTCTTTTCATCGGCACTATGAGACTTCATTACCATTTGAATAGCCTGATCCATATTCTGAGCAGAACCAATTACTCTAAGAATTTTTTCATTTTGGGCAGATCTTTTCTTACCTTCATTTATTTTAGATTTTTTCTTTTTATCAGGATGTCCTTTTCCACCATCTGCTTTCGCAGCATGGACAGCTTTTCTTTGGGCATCTGATACATAACCTTCTACAAATTCGTTAAAAGTTTTCATTAGTTACAATTCCATCTCTTTAGTGACATAGCCTTACGTGTCGGCCTACCCTTTTCATCTTTCATAGGTCCTTCCATACCACTCATACGGGCACAAAAAGACTTACGCCTTTTAGCCGCTTTACTACCAGCTTTTAATTTACTTGGCTTGGTAGTTACAGCGGTTTGCAATTTACTACCAGGATTTTTTCTACGATAAGCATCTACGCCTTTCTTCGTTAAACCAGCACCGTCTTCAGTAGGTCTCTTGTGACCCTTTGAATCATCTCCTCTTTTATTTGGCTTATCATCTTCACTAATAGCTAATTCATAATTCAGATTATTGAAAGCGTATTGTTCTTCGTCTAAATGCGTATTCGTAGGATCCCATTCTTTTTTATAATTAATATAGATGTCTCTGATATCTTCATATGCAATGTTATACTTATCAGCTTTTTTACGAAGATTTTTTTCTACATTTTGACTAATAGTTTTAATGTGTAATTCATTTACCATCGACATTAAAGCATCATAATCTAAACTTTCTTTTTTAGGACCATCAGTTACTCTAGAAACTTTTCCTTTACCACCTTTAGCTTTACGTAATCTTTCTACTTCTGCTTTACGAACTTTTGGTAATAATCTTTTTGCTAGTCTTCCAATCAATGCTTTTTTCTTTTCAACCTTTTTGTCTACTTCTATCCTTGCACTGATTGGTAAGTTTTTATAATTAGCACCACGAGAGCCTGCTAGTTTAGCTCTTAAAATATCTCGTGCTTTTCTTCTTGATCTAGTTTGTAGTTTTTCGGGGCGGGCCATGCGAGTTTTCGCAATACGTCGACCGCGCTTAATTTTGCCGGCAATACGACGCATAATAATTTTTTTCTTCATTCTTTGCTGCAATGTTAAAGTTTCATCTAAAGATAATTCTTCAGAAATACCCATTGCTGATCTAATCTTATTATACATTTCTTTTGATTCTTGATTTGACATTTTCCTAGGTAATCCTTTCTTATACTCAGAGAATTGACCAGAGACAGCTAATTGTCTAAGCTTAGACGCTGACATACCTGATACATCATCTGCATCAGGATCTCGTTCTCCAGCTGAAACAACCTTAATAGACTTAAATTTAAAATCTTTATTATTATATTTATTTACAATTCTGGTAAACTCTGTAACTCTATCGCTTCCAACAACAATAGTAACATTATCAAAAGTGTTTTGTATTTCTTTTAAAACGTCAAATATTGTTTTAGAATTAGAACGCTTTACAATATCACCAAAAGCTTTTTGTGTATATTTAAGCTTATCGTTATATGATAAAGGATTCTTTTTCTTATCTTGAGAATGGGATAGATATAAATGAGGTTGCGCTTTCTTTGAACGCGCTATTGATGTTATCTTATCAACTAATTTTTGATGTCCAATTGTAGGAGGATTCATTCTTCCAAACGAAAGGACTACGGCAGACCCGATTTCTTCGGATATCAACGAAGTGTCGGTTTTGACATCTGTGATGGTACGCCCTTGACCATCAGTTTGAGGAGTAATTATCTTTTTTTCTTTCATAGTTTCCGGAGATTGCCTTAGCCTTATCCAAACAAATACAGGTCTGCCATAGCCTAAACTGTATTAAAGTATTTATCAAATTTTGTATTTTAAGAATTCATCATAATCGGTTATTAAGTTATAACCAATAAGTTCTTTTATAAAATGTGGATTTAAAATAGAATTTATTTTTTCTATAACATGCCAATCTAATTTAATTTTAAAGTTAGCATAATAATCTCTTCTTTCTTGAGTAAAATCATTTGATTGACTTACTTTACCAGGTATGCTAATTTCGTCCATTGGTCTTTCGTAACGTACACCCCAATGCGGCAATGCTTTTGACAAAAAACTATGCGCGCCATATTTCGTATTAGTAATTATATCTTCGTATTTAAATGTTTGTATGTTTTTACGTTGCGAAAATTCCCACCACCATATAGTGTGTTCTTGCCATAATCTAATAGCTTCCGCTATGTTAATATCATTTCTCGAAAATAAATTCCATTCATCTTGGTTTTGTCTATTTTTCCTAGTGACTCTAGGATATGTTTTTTTGATATCGACTTGCTTATCAGTTATACTATAAGCCCAAGCATAAGGATGCTTAACTAGATGTAATACTTTTAATTCACCACTATCTATTTTATCTACTAACTTTTGGAAACTAAAATCTACGTTACTGGGATTGGGTCCAGGTATTCCATTTGGACTATCTAATGCCCAAGCGTGTTTCCAAAATCCACCATTTCTATATGTATTTCTACAATTGCCATTATAACCGCCAGTTAAGTTTTGCTTAATTAATGCTTCAACAAAATTAGTACCACTTCGTTGAATGCCTGCAACGACAAACGCAACTTCTTCTTTTGCCATTCTATTCCCTACTACTTTTCCCAACCCTTAATCACCTCAGGTGAAAAGTTAGCGTAGGAAAATTCCATTCTATCTACTATCTTCACCGCATCATTTGTAAGATGATCTATAGCAACAAATCCTTCTTGATTAGTAACTTTAAATCCTTTGCGCGTTTTAAGAAAAGTACCAATGTTACTAGCATGATTCATTTTATCTACGATCAATTGTTTAGCGTCTACCAATAGATTCATCAATTCAAAGATTAATTGTATTTGAGACGCATTATATTTAGTAAATACCGATAATGCTTGTTTTTGTTTTTCTGCAATCTTATCTTTAGCAGCCTGTGTTTTTCTCTTAGACATTTCTTTTTTATAATAATCTATAATATAATTACTTAAAAGACGAGCATGAGTTTTAGGATTAATTTTTTTCTGTTGCCTAACAAACGTATTATTAAATGTTTTTGTACGCATATGTAATTCTTCATTTGTACTAAACTCATTTAATAATGCAGCAGGAATTTTATTAAATATGCGGCCGGCCTGAGATAAAATTGAAGTTACTTGATTTGTTTCAGCTACCGTGAATGTAGCATTGCCAGAAAGATCTTGATAAGTGGCATCCATCTGCCAAATTTTAGGAGATTGTTTAAACTTACTTGTAATGTTTTTTGCAAATGCAGCAGACATTGTTTCAAAAGATTTGCCAGTATATGTAGTATGCCAAACAATTCCTATATCAGCAGCTAATAATTGACGTGCTGCAGGCGTTCCCGCGGGAATCGCATACATGATAGTATTAGGTTGGAACGTAATATAATTTACGCCATCAATTTTAGTTTTACTAAGATCACCTTTGGTAAACATCAAGTCGCCTTGATAAACTCCAGACTTAACGCCTAAAGTAGAAAAGCTATTGAACGCTTGTATTAGTTTTGCCTGAAGATCTCCAGAAGTATCTGCTTTAACGTCTTCAACACTTTTATAAACTTTAGGATTCTTATTGAATACGCCTTTTTTAGCAACAAAGAATTTTCCGTCCGAAGGATCCACACCGACGAATACAGCGGGTGCACCATCCCACTTGACAGTGCGTGATATTTGAGTCCTAGAATGACCGGCCAACATATCTCGTAAATCACGTAAAAAATTAATCGCTTTTCTAGTTCCATTAACTCCTTCATTGAAGATTAGATCTTCAACATGTTCCATGTGAGTATTTTTAGCTTCGATAAGATATGAATTAAATTTTAACATGTTACTATTCTACACTATTTTTATGAAAAAGTACACCATTTTTTTAGACTGTTTTATTATATACTTATTCTTTTTTGTTATATACTTTGTGTCGTTCCGACAATTTTTCCAGCTGGAAATACACCAATCCTTGCATTTCCTACAAACAATCCAGCGACACGTGCCCCTCGGTCACTCGTATATCTAGCAAAATAAATACATTCATATCCACCGCTTTTAGGTATATCCCCGTTCTTTCCTTTATGATTAGATTTTATTTCGTAAACTTTACCACTCTTTTTTAGAGTCATACTTCCCTGGTGGAATTCATCGACATTTTCAATTCCGCGGGCTGCACCATAATTAACACCATAAATTGATTTAGTAATAATAGAATTATCTTTTACTAATCTCGCAACCGAACTTTTTGGGGGTAAACCATTAGGAAATTTTTTAGCGCAATCCTTCATAAATTTCTTAACTTCAGTACTACTATTAAATGTAGAGTCTGATAATCCACCATATTGTTGAAAATCACTTGGCTTTCTTCCAGCTTTGTGTGATAACCAACCAGTTTGATTACCATCGACATCAACAATACTAAAATCAGATTTTGGTGCTCGTCTACCAGTTTGAGGCGTACTTATAATTCCTGCGCAATTTATAATTCTTCCACCACATCTTAATCTTATACTAGATGTTTTTTCAATTTCAAATACGGCGTTTAATTTACCTTTAAATTCAGTTAAATAAAAATCTTCTGCCGCTGTGCCTGAACCAGCGCCTTTGCCACCAAATTCTGGTGTTTTAAAAAATTCTTTTGGATATTCAACAACAACTGGTCCTCCACCAACTACTTTACCTTTAAACGAACCGCTGTAACCAGGAATATCCATTGCAGCATATAAACCATCAAATTGTTTTTTATCAAAGATAACGCTACCTTTAGCTGTAAAAAACTCAGTACCGTCTTTAATTTTTGCTACAAAAATTTTTAATCTTTCGCCGCCACGTTTACGCAAATCATTGTGTTGTAAAACTTTATATTCGGCCATGCGAATACCTTAAATATTTTTATATATTTATAAAAATATCATTTAATACAGGCAAGGGATCGACCAGCGGCCGCTTTGGAGGTGTTTTAATATTAAAGTTTAAAGTATATCTATTTTCATTTTTATTATTTGAAATATACTTATGATAACCATTTGCATCATTATTTAAAAATATAAATGCACGATTTTTTTTCCATTCTATTTCTTCTATCTCGTTACCATCTTTATCACACAATATAGTTCCTTGATTTTCGTCATTCAAATAAACCACAACAGATAATATTTTAACATAAAGATCTATATGAGGAGGATATTTGTATCCATAACCAGCAGACGCTAAAGACATATACATACGTGTAGTTGGAACATTATACTGTTTAGGTAATAGCTGAAAAAGAAAATCATATATAGTTTTTTGATATTCATCAAATAATCTGTACAAATATAATTGTGCGTTTGCTTGTTCTTTATTTGCTTTTAAAAATTTTGACAACTTTGATTTATTAATCTCTGTCCATTTATTAAGACCATTACGTTGATCATGCTGTTTGAAAGCCTGGCCCAATCTTGTTCTTTCATCTTTTGAATTTAAAGACGACATAAAATCTGCGTCTATACTCATTATTCTTTGAACTTGATGTGGGGCCTGGAAAAACTTTAATGTTTTACAAAAATTTAAAGCTTCATTTAACTCTTTTTGTGATAGAAAATCATCGACAATAATGTATTGCATAATTTATACGTACACAAACCATTCTGGTACTTCACGCTTTGACCATACCATATTGAAGCGATGCTGCTTAGTTTGATAAAACATACGATAAGATTTGACAGGATCGTTAGGGAACATACATTCCGGATTAGATTTCATTGCCAATGGAAAAGGCGTTTGACCAAGAGTTCTAGGTATATTACGAGGAGGAGTTTTGAGAGGTTCACGCAATAGCTGATCAGTTAGATGTAATTTGCCATAACGATGAGTGTATTCGTCGCAGAGAGCAACGAAGTGTTTGTAATGCCAATTGTAATTAGCTAAGGTTTCACGAGTCCATACTGTACACGGATGATTGAAATGAACGGCTTTGTAAAATAGTTCTTCGCTATCATCTTCTAATTCATAGTATTTTACCATAGTCTTACCAGACTTAGATGGTTTCCTAGTTTCAAAGCCATCAAGCATACGATGAGCAGTGCAAAGCATTTGAGCAGATTCGACAATCATTTTAGGTACATGTTTGTCGCACTGTTGTTCAGCAGCACACACGGGACAATAATCAAGGATAAATAAATTCATTATCTATTTCTATAAGCTAACTTACTGTTATATAAACTATAAACGCGTTTATTAGTTACTAACTGGTATCCAGAAAAATCTAATATTTCTTCTAATTTATTTTTTTCTAAGAATTCTTTAAAGTCAGTTAAACTATTCCACTTTTTTTCTAAGTAATCATCCATAATATTAATACTACCATAAGTATAAGAAAAAGTAAACCACTAAATCCATAAAAAATAGCTTTTATAATAAAGCCGCCAAAATTAGCTAGAGCCATAAAACATAAACCAATTGCAAAAGAAATAATTGCTAGTTTAAATATGAAAGTAGCTGCTAACCAAGCAAAAATAATATAATCTATTTCTTCCATGATTGTTGATATCTATATTCACGTCTTAACCACCATTTGTATTTTTTGAAATACTCAGCAGCATCATAACATGGAGGTTTGCCTTCCCAAGATTCTGTTTCTAATTTATGTTCTTCCCACATTTGTAATAACCAGGTTCTAAAATCCATTATTGTACTCCCATTATTTGTACGTCAATAATTTCACCAGGTTGATACATAATTGGTCTAGTAACAGTATAACGACTGCCGTCGTTTAATCTTACACGAATTTTATATCCTTCGACCACTGTGGTAGTAACAACTGTAGTTCTACCACTTGGCCTAAGCTCACAATTTTTAGTAGCGTTCTCAACTTTATCATTGATATCATTACCAATTTTATTTCCAAGAATAGCACCAACAGCCATAGCGCCATATCTTCCTCGGCCATCACCTATTTTATCGCCAATCGCAATACCAATAGCTGAACCAAGAGCGCCAGTAGAACTACCAAATACTCTTCTAGAACTATCTTCTATCCAGCCACGTGCTACGTAATTGGTTTCACAAACTTCAATAACATCATCTAAAGGAACGCGTTCGTAATAGTTACGTTCAATAGGTTGTGATCTTATCACCTCAGCTTGAATTGCTGCTGCTTGATTACACACAAATATAGCAAAAACGCTAACTAAAAATACAATAATTCTTTTCATATCTTTTCCTCATTTATATGGCTATTCTATACAAATTGGCCGAAAAAATATATAGCGTATAAGCTATTGATTTAATTACGCTTATTCAACAGCATTATAATCTCTAAGATACTTAAACACTTCAGCAGCAGATGTTACACTAAATGGATCGTTTTCTGCATTATCTTGCTTGCCTGGCTCAATAAACATTTTTTGAACTACTCCATTATTAATGACTGCTGCATATCTCCAAGATCTTTTTCCAAACCCTAGATTATCTTTTGCAACTAGCATTCCCATACCTTCAGTAAATAATCCAGATCCATCAGGAATCATTTTAACGCGTTCACAACCTTTACTTTTTGCCCAAGCATTCATTACAAATGAATCATTTACAGATACGCAATAAATGTCATCAACGCCTTCATTACGAAAATTTTGAGCATGAAGTTCATATTCTGGTAATTGGTAAGTATCACACGTAGGAGTAAATGCACCTGGCAAACTAAAAATTACTACAAGTTTATTTGAAAAAATATCAGAAGTAGTAACGTCTTCCCATACATAGGGATTTTCTTGTCCAGGAATTTCATTCCCTTCTTCGTCTAATTCTGGCCTTCTTACTCTTGTTTTAAATGTCACGTTTGGTACAGCTTGTCCTTCCATTTTAGATTTCTCCTTATTGAATTATATCTAAATATTTTTCTAATTGATTGATTTCCAACATTTCTTTTATATCACTTGCAGACATATATCTTAAGCAACAATATAAAAGATGTTCTCCATCTATATATCCAGCTTCTATATGCTTATAAAGTAAATCTCTTACATCAATCTGTTTACCATCGTTGAGTTGTATGTATTGTGTCATTTCCAAAGCTCAAATACATTTTTATCTATTTTTTCTCGTTTTAATCCTTCGCCAAATGAAGTGTTATCCATTACTGGTTTATCATCAACAATACCTTGCTGAGCATTTTGTTCTACATCATATAGTTTCATCTTTGATCTATCAACACCAATAACAAATCTTCTATTAGATGAAGGATCGTTATAACGATTTTTTAATTGTTTAATCATCAGCTGATTTAAAGATTCTAACTCTTCATTTGATATTGCTGCTATCATAAAATCTGCAGTTGCAGGTAAACCAAATGATTCAGACGTATCTTCAAGTCCAACATCAGAGTTTGTAAAACCAGTTCTATTTGTTTGAGTAGCACTGAATATAGGTAAGTTGTATTCTACAGCCAGGCCACGCAATTCTTCAGCAATAGATTTTATATAAGAATATGTGTTTACATTAGATCCCATTTTTAATCTTGATGAAATACAAAGATTAAGATAGTCAATGTAAATAACATCTGGCGTAAACTTTTTCTTCATTTTTAATTCATTTAATAAATGTCGAAAATGACCAGATCCTACTGAAGCTGTAGGATATTCTTTGACAATTAATTTACCATTTGTTTTCTTTTGTACTATATTTAATTTTTTTGAATAAGAATCTTTTGGTAATGTTTCCAAATCATTTAATGCAACATTCATTAAGTTAGCATCAATACGTTCTGCAATTCTTTCTTCAGCCATTTCTAACGTAATGTATAAAACATTTTTGCCCTGCATTAAATTAGATGCAGCAAAATGACACATCATTAATGTTTTACCTACGCCAGTACCCGCCAAAATCATATTAAGAGTTTTTCTAGGTACACCTCCACGTGTAATCTCATTCATATATTCAAGATCAAACGGTAATCTTTCTACAACCTTGTGATAAAAGTCATATCTTTCTTCAAAGTCTTCTAAGAAATCATGGCCAATATGATTATCAAAAGAAACTGCTAATGCATCTTGTAATATTTGTGGGATAGCACCTTTATCATTATTAGATTTATTATCAATAATTTGTATGCTTTCCATTATAGCATTATATACTGCTTTATCCTGACAGTATTTTTCAGTTTGATATATCAACCATTCATAATCAACATCATTTTTTGTAGTAATAATTTCTAGTGTTTTTAAACAATTTTCATATGTATCTTGATTAATATTAGCTTCATCTAATTCTATTTTTATAGCACTAGACGATGGTGCCATATTATACTTATCAAAATATTGTCTAATTGTGTTGAAGATTGTACGCTGATCAAAGTTTATAAAATATTCTTCTTTAATATATGGTATTGATGCTCGAATATAATTTTCATCATTGATTAAACTCGATAAGATTAAATTTTCAATGTCTATATTCGTCATTCATTGCCCTCAATAAAATCATTAATTTCTCTATCACGAATAATCGTGCTATGTGCTA